GCCAGATGAAACGATGGTAGGCCTACACCAAATACTGCTGAGTGTTTCCACTCTGGCAGTACTATAGGCGTAGTTCAGGATTGTATTTGACAAACCGAGAGTCGAAAGATTCCCGATTACGGTTCCGATGTTTCCGAACCAGTCAATCAACCACGTCCACGGGGTCAGCTCCCAGAGAACCTCTGGTGTGAGCTCCAGACCGAGCAACTCTATCATCCTATCCAGATTGCCATTATTAGTGGCACTCGGACGGGCTGCAGTGTTGAATCGGGCTGTTGTCCACAACGAGTAGGTCTCGGAGACAGAGTAAGTTCCAGGGAAAGTACCAGGCACAACGCCACCACCAAAAGAAGGAAACGTAGTTTCCAACCAATTGTGGTAGCCAGGCCTGAGTACCATCGTACCGCCAGCGCTCAAAGGAGCCATAGCGGTAAGAGCAACATTGCCTGTTAGCAAGTTGCCTCTCTGTGAAATTACTCTTTGAACCCTACGACGCGTATCATCCTCCGGAAATAGCATCTGATCCAAGGTCAAGAGAACCTCGAATGCAGCAGCTACATCCCGGATGATAGGCGACCACCCAAAGACGTTGTTAAGGTACTCGCTTCCGAGTGCCTTGCTAGCGTCCTTGATCCCAGAAGCTTTCATACGACTTATTAAGGTCATATGACTTCTGAGACTCTTCAAGATGTTAGGAACATCTCCCCTTGCCAACTCTAAAAGAGAGGTAAGGACAGATGCCTTTGTCTTGAACGGATTCAACTCGCTAATATGCTGAGTTGCATCCGTCCTCACATTGGCCATGGAAGGCCCAGGTGAGGATGCGGGTGTATAGTAGGGGAATCCCTTCCCTACAAAGTAGTTGCTGAAGAGGTCAACAAGAGGCGAGGTTAAAACCACGCTTCCTGCGGCATTCAGCACTGGCCACTGAGTCGGAACGATGTTAGAATAGTCGACGGTTGTACCGCCGGCATTCACAACACGAACCGAGTTGTCAGTGAAATCCACTTTGTTGCGGAATGTTCCGAACTCGTGACCCATATCTCCAAGAAGGAAATGAGTCGGAGCCCCAGCCCTCGTATCTATGAGAGTCATCTGTGTTTCGATGAATCTCTTACGATAGGCTAGGCGATCTGCAATGCTTCCGGAAGGAAGCCTGTAGACCTCTGAATTGGGATCCAGTTTTGTCGGCTGACCCGCATCCTGTTTCGTAAGACCTCTTCCAGTTCGAAAACTGTAGGTTGTCTTAAGACCAGTAGCGGATGACGCACGAGAGTATTTTCCCGCATTGACACCATTGACAATAGTTGCACTTTGCAACTTGTCTCCGGTCCAAAGGGAAGAACTCACGTACGGCATGGTTGACACTCCTTTCGGCTATGATGTGGCCCCCCGGATGGGGG